ATGCGTGACGGTGCAGTAGCTCGCCAGGTTGATGGTGACGGTAATCCAGTTAATGAAGATAATACGCCTATCGTTACTGCTGATTCTCTGTTTGGTAATGACAATGTGAGTGAAGAAGAAGCAGAACGTAATGCAAGACTTGCTCGTGAAAATGCAGAGATGCTTGCAGAAGAAGAAGAAAAAATGGTTGAGCAAAATCATGGATTGAAATTTGCCATCCGTCCCATAAAACAATTTTCTATTGGCCGTGTTGAGTTTCCAAAAGATATTATTGAAGAAATCAACAGCCATATCGATGATGTAATTATTCCTGCAAATGAAAGTTATGCAAATGGTTTGGTTGGCCAACTAAAAAATAATGAGAAATCTGCTCAATTGGAATTTCCTCTTGATACTGAAGTTGGCGCTCAATTGAAAACTGTTTTTGAGCAAATTGGTAAAACTTACCTCAAACAAGGTTATAATCGTGATGCTGATACTGATTGTTTTCAGTGTTGGACTAATCATGCTTATGCTGGTGACTATAATCCATATCATGATCATGGAGTACAAACACCAGCCGGACTATCAGGGTTTCTATGGTTGAAAAATCCAGAGTGTATTGAAGACCTTGATGCAAATATTGCCCCTATGAGTAATGCAAGCGGTTCTGTAGATGGTTTTACCCATTTGATATGGGGAAATAATACCAGAAAAGACATGATGAGTTTACATGACGCTTCAGAAGAATATGTAAAACCAGAAGTTGGTGTTATGTTGGTTTTTCCTAACTGGTTAAAACATCAAGTTATGCCCTTTTTTGGTGAAGGTGAAAGGCGTTCTATAGCTATGAATTGGAATGTTACAGATACAGAGCAACAGTTAAGGTTGTTTATGTCTGAACGTGAAGAAAAACAATATGATGAATATCTTGAAGCAAAAAAGGCAAATGATGAGTAAAGTTAGTTACAAGTATAATGAGGGTAAGACACTTGATGAACTCTCAAAGTATATTGACTCGACATATGATGAACACTATAGCAAGAACAAGTTTCAAGCTACAGAGTTCATCATTGACGGTGGACATGGTGAAGGTTTCTGTATCGGCAACATTATGAAATACGCACAACGATACGGAAAAAAGAACGGTAAAGACAGAAGTGACTTGCTAAAAGTGATTCACTATGGTATTATTGCTCTATATATTAATGAACTTGAAGGTGAAAAATAATGAAACTAACTACTGAAACTATCTCCGTATTGAAAAACTTCTCTACGATTAATCAAAATCTTATGGTGAAGTCAGGCAGTAATGTCTGTACAATGTCTGCAATGAAAAATATTATTGCAAAGGCAACATTAAATGAATCTTTTCCAAAAGATTTTGCTATATATGATTTGAATGAGTTCCTTTCGGCACTCTCTCTATTCGGAAAACCCGATTTAGAATTTGATAATGACTTTGTTACTATTACAGAAGAGGGTACATCGAAGTCTCTCAAGTATTGGTTCTCTGATCCATCCGTGGTGACGACTCCATCTAAAGAGATTTCGATGCCCTCGACTGAATTGACGTTCAATCTGTCTAGTGATATACTTAATGAAATCACTAAGGCTGCTGCTGTTATCGGTGCCCCTGATATGGCACTTACTGGTGGTAAGTTGAGGGTTACTGATAAGAAGAATACTACTGCAAATGCATTTGAGACATCTTTGGATGTTGGTGATGTTGCCGCAAAATATGAGTTCTGGTTTAAGGTTGAGAACCTAAAACTTATTCCTGGCTCTTATGACGTTGAAGTGTCCTCTAAAAAGATTAGTCACTTTACTCATACTAAACTTGGTGTGCAGTATTGGATTGCATTGGAACCAGAATCTTCTTACAATGTTTAATCTGAGGAATTTATATTATGGAACAATTTTTGTGGGTCGAAGAGTATCGGCCACGGGACGTAGAATCATGCGTACTTCCTAAGTCCCTAAAGAAATCCTTGCAATCTTTTGTTGATAAGGAAACACTACCCAATTTGATTCTCTCCGGTGGCCCGGGCGTTGGTAAAACTACTGCCGCCCGGGCAATGTTGGAACAGATTGGTGCTACCTATATGTTTATCAACGGTTCTGAGGAGTCAGGTATTGACGTTCTCAGAACCAAGATAAAGAACTTTGCGTCTACTGTATCACTTGAAGGTGGCAAGAAGTATCTGATTCTTGATGAGGCAGACTATCTAAATCCTCAGTCAACTCAACCAGCCCTTCGTGGATTCATTGAAGAATTCCACAAGAACTGTGGGTTCATCCTAACCTGTAATTACAAGAATCGTATTATCCCTGCACTACAATCTCGTTGTAGTGTGATTGACTTTGTGATTCCTAATGCAGAGAAGGCAAAACTTGCACAGCAATTCTTCAATAGAGTTATAGAAATACTCAATAAGAATGAAATCAAATTTACTGAAAAGGTTGTTGCAGAACTAATAAATAGTCATTTTCCAGATTGGCGTAAGGTATTAAACAATCTTCAACGGTATTCTATATCTGGTGAGATTGATGCTGGTATTCTAGTAAATCTTGGTGATAAAAACATCAAAGACCTTATGACCATGATGAAGAAAAAGGAATTCACCAATGTTCGCAAATGGGTTGTCGATAATCTTGATAATGATTATGATAAGTTATTTCGTGCTGTTTATGATAATCTTTATGAGTATATGGATTCTAACAGTATTCCTCACGTTGTTATCATCTTGGGTGAATACCAGTATAAGTCAGCTTTTGTTGCTGATCAAGAAATTAATATGATGGCTTGCCTAACTGAGATTATGGGGAGAGCAAATTTCAAATGACCGAGCCTACTAGAATTCCCCTTGTTAGGAATGAGGTTGTAAGTTATGACTTCAATATATCTCGCCCTATCTTAGTTAAGAATATACTTGATAAGGTTAGTGTAGAGTTGCATAACAGTCTAAAACAAATCATTCTTAAAACAGGCGATGAATGGAAGGGTCAGGCAACAATTGTTCAAGCAAATATAACTAATCTTAACATGCATGAACGTCACGATGAATTTAAGAAATTGTGTGATATAATAATTCCATATGCTGAGAAGATGGGTTCAACACCTATCAAGTGCAGAACATCTGATTGTTGGGGTGTGTTATATAATAGAGGACAATTTTCTGTGGCACATGCTCACTGGCCAAATGTATGGTCTTGGTGTTATTATATTGATACACCCAAAGGATCAAGTCCATTAGTTTTTCCTGATGGTAAAGATGGAAACCATTATGTATTTCCAGACTCAGGAGATGTAGTTTTGTTTCCTGCTTGGGTTAGACATGAAGTTCCACCATATGCATGTGATGAAAATAGAATTTTAGTTGCTGGAAATTTAGAAAGAATTCCTTATCGGGAATTACCAAAACCGAGCTTATTAGCTCTACTTGCGAGGTCTGTTTAAAATGATATGTGAAATTTATGATGACTTATTAGAGCCTCATGTTGCTGAACTTATTGATGCTCAAATTCGTAACGTATATTGGAAATATGATTATAACTCAAATAAAAAAATAGGGATACAACCACATTGGCATCATCTTTGTGGTCATGATGAAGAAGGTGTTATTGCAAATAATTTTGGTTATCTTCTGCCTATATGGACAGCTGCAGCACATAAACTGCAATTAGAAAAGTACTATAAAATAACCGAATGGAAGCGTTTGTATTTGAATGCTCATACTAATGGTGTAGAACCACATGTGCATGTAGATGATGGTGATTTTACGATGATGTATTATCCAAAGTTAGATTGGAAACCAGAGTGGCTTGGCGGTACTGCAATTTGGGATGATGAATGTAAAAATATTGATAGATATTGTAACTATATTGGTAACAGATTATTAATTTTTCCTGCTAGAAATTATCACCAAGCAATGCCTGTATCTAAATTTTGTTATGAGTTAAGACCTGTTGTTGTTTTTAAATTATTTGTTAAAGATGGAGCAAATATTGACAGACTTGATTTTTACAAAAAAGATTGATTTTCTAAAATCTTTGGGATGTGATTCTGTAGGACATAAGAATCAAACTTTATTGAGCCATCTTATAGGAGTTCATGATTTGTTGAAAGAGTGGGATGCTCCAGAATACTTACAGGATGCTGGATTATTTCATTCTGTATATGGAACAACATATTTTAAACCAAAGATGACTGTAGATAGGAATGCTGTTTGTCAACTAATAGGTGAACACGCTGAAGCAATTGCAGCTATATTTTGTTTTCTTCCTGCTCCTAGACTTAATGGTATATATAAAGAAGAGAATGAATTATTAAGAAATGATCTGATTTTATTAAATAGTGCAAATGTGGAAGACATTTCCTCAAAGAGCATGATGACTTGGGAAGAAGCATATAATGTATGAATTGAAAGTTAAAGATGGAACGTATAAAGCAGACAGTTGGATTTCGTTGTGGTGGACAGTATTTTGCCATCGCCTTTCACACTTTTGTAGGGGTGAAGGATTTGCTGACTAATGTATGAATTGAAAGACTATCTTAATGCAGTAAATCACACAAAAGAAAACTTGCTTGATACAGAAGATGAAGATTGGGAGAAAAAATATCCCCCATTTATCGTCAATAAATGCGTTGCTCCATTCCCTGATACTGTTATGTTGGTGAATGAGATTAATCAACTACCACATTTAGATAAGAAACTCCAGTTTGATTTTTTGATAAATAGTCTAAGACCAAGAAAAAGGTACACCCCTTGGCTGAAGGCGATGAAATTAGAGAATCTAGAGTATGTTAAAGAGTATTATGGTTATAGTAATGAAAAAGCAAAATCCGCTCTTGATATATTGACTGATGAACAAATTTCTGCTATAAAAAGAAAATTATATAAAGGTGGAAAAGATGGATGATATTAAATGGACACAGGAGCATATGTTAGAAATAGGTTTGAAAGAACCTGATGACTTCCTAAAGGTGAGAGAAACTTTATCACGAATTGGAGTGGCCTCTCGTAAAGAGAGAAAATTGTATCAGTCTTGTCACATATTGCATAAACAAGGTAGATACTTCATTGTACATTTTAAAGAGTTGTTTGCACTTGATGGAAAGAATACTAATTTATCCGAAAATGATATTGCAAGAAGAAATACAATTGCTAATCTATTAAAGGATTGGGGATTGATCAATGTTATTGGAGATTCATCTGAAGTAGCTCCACTTAGTCAAATCAAAGTACTATCATTTCGTGAAAAAGATGAGTGGACCCTTGAAACTAAGTATAACATTGGAAAGAAAAAAGAAGTATAATGGAACAATTTAAGTCATTCATCACAGAAGCCAAAAATGAAGATTATAAAGTTGTCGTTCTTTCAGTTGAGCATGGCGATAAAGCAATTACTTCAAAACGCATAAAAGAAGAGGCAGTTAAACTTGGTTTATCTAATTATGTTGTTGGTATAAATGGTTCCCATATTGAGTTTAATGATGGGACATATAGTCTTCATGAACTTGGTGATGAAAAAGGATTTGAAATTTCTAGAGATAATACCGTTGTTTTTATACGAGGCACACCAACCAAGGATAGTGCTCTAAATATTATTTCTGAATTAGAAAAGATTGGTATATGTGTTGTTAATAATAGAACTACTATTTCTACAGCTGCTGATAAGTATCGTACATATATTAAGCTAAAAGATTATGGACTAACACAACCAAAAACAGAACTAATTCCTGATGAAGAAACACTAGAAACTGTTGTTAATAATCTTGATACAAAGTTTCCTATCATACTAAAAACTTTACGAGGTTCTAAGGGTATTGGTGTTCTTTTTATTGAATCAGAACGAGCATTGACTTCTATTGTACAGTTGATGTATAAAACAGATTCTAATGCAGACTTGCTTATTCAAGAATATATTAAAACGGATTTTGATGTTCGGGTAATTGTTCTTGGCGGTAAGGTAATTGCTACAATGCGAAGAGAAGTTGTGGATGGTGATTTTAGGTCAAACTTTTCACAGGGCTCAAAGGTAAAACCATATAAGTTAACAG